TATTGCACCCTCTGAAGTTGCAACCTTAAAGGCGCTGCTCGGAATCTCAAGAGTGTCGTTTATGAGAACTGAAGCTACTTCCGTAGCAGTGAACGCAGCCAGGGCATTTAACATGTCTGGCTGGATCGAAGATTTAGATGCCATTTTGGCCACCTCCATACTCGAGTATGTTACAAAAGGTGTGCTTCCGAGATACCAAGACACTCCTAGACGATAGTTGTTCTGTCTATGAGCGACTTCAATCATTTCCGCAACATTGATTTGCTCCGTGAGTTTTGGCTTGCTAATGTAAATCAAGTTCGCGGGCTTGACTTTCGTGATAGTCACGCCGATCTCATGCGCCCAAGATGCATTTTCTGCGATCGCCTCTACAGTCAGAGTTCTGTTTGCGAAGTCGATTTCAGCACTCCAGCGACCCACACCGAACATGACATCGAACTTCTGACGAAGCCAAGGCATTGTGAAAGGAGGGACCTGCGAAAAGCGGTTCTGCACTCGAGTCCGTCTGAAGTCGAGAGGTTCCACATCCGGCTTCGCAAGAATGCCCAAGATTCTCTCGAACATTTCGATACCGCTTACATCGCAGGTCATGATGAATTGGTTGTTCCAGGTCTGAGTTAACTTCTCAAGCGCGGTTACGAAGCTCTCGTTTTCGACCTTGGAAAGCTCATCGATCTCCAGCACACCATCAAAAATACTCGGAAATAAATGTCGAGGTGACGTCTGGAGCCGATCAAGCATTCAGAGTCACCTCCCCAAGGATAGGCAGTTGTTGAACGTTTCCGTCTTCTCTCAGGATCAGATCATTCGTAGAACCGTTGATCGTTACCGTAGTGGCATTTGCTACACCCTCTACGGAAAGGATCGTTCGAATGATTTGCGAAGCGTACACAGCCATGCTATACTGGTTCAGCTCATCACTCTGACCCCAGGCACGTCTCAGGGTCAAGAAGTATGCATCTAAAGCCTGAGTGGCCGCATCCTGCACCTGAGTAACAGAATAGCCACCAGCCAGCACGACGTTACACGTAATCTTGCAGGTGACCTCTTCAGGAGTGGCTACAGTTACGCGATGATCGATAGGTGCAAGTCCAGCACCTGTCCCTGCAAGTTCAGGAATAGCATCCGGATCGATCTGCTGTTGAACGATACGCATGAAGTCCAGCGTTACTGCTCTGAACGTACTGTCGACAATGCTCAACTTTACAGTACCACCACCGTTCCAGGTAGGATACACCTGAACACCGCCAACACCATCAATGCCCAGGGCCAGTTCTCTATAGTGAGAAATATTGCCTGCGAACGCTTTCGTGTTGACTCGCAACAGATATCTTGCACGCAACTCGTTATCAGTCTCGAGGTCGGTACCCGGAACAATGGTATCCGCTAAGACAGCCCTTGCAACGTTCGGTAGATAGTCCAGAGGCAGAATGTTACCAGTGTACTGGTGACCTGCAATACCCGGAGTCTCACAAGTTGCCAGGTAGGTACCCGCAACGACGTTTCCGGAAGCATCCTTGTACTCACCTGTAATAGTGTAGTACAGCGGCAAGGTGTCTGCGATGGATGCAAAGCGATTGCCAATTAGGACGCTTGCCGGAGAGCCATCTGCCTTGGTGAAAATGGCCTTCTTGACTGCCTGAGTGGCCTGTTCACGAGAGATACCCTGTTCTGCGCAACGCAGTTCAAGATTCTCACCCGTAGCGGTAAGCACGTACGTTTCTTGGATCAGCTGATACATCACCATGTAGTACTCCGCAAGCACGTAACATGCCGGAGCGAGTGCATCGTAGATGATACTGCCTTCACGACGGTCAACGGTTCCAGGAACGCGAGCCAGAGCTTCTTGCAAGAGGCGCTCATACGTATAGGTCTGGAGTTCGTCTCCAAAGCTCATAGAAGATTCAGCTCCTTTCTCAACTCAACAATGCCGTGAGTTGTAATTACCAGTCCGGAAGCTTCAAGAGAATTCTTGCCGGTCTGGGCAACTGTGAAATCTTTCAGTGCCAGAATTCGATCGTCGGCAAGGAAGGCATCCTGCAGGCGAGATTCCAGAACTGAAATTACGAAATCGATTTCCTGACCTAAAAGGCTTTCGAGTTCGATTCCATAGTTATGCAAATAGATTTCCCACGCAAACCGTTCGGTTTCAACGATCTTCTGAACTGCCTGAACCATAGCTTCAGTGTCGTCTACGTAGCCAGAGATTCTCTTGGAATCCATGTCCAGCCGATAAGTTCTCGTTGGCATCTCCTCGTCGGAAGAAGTGATTATCGGATAGGGATTTTGCGGAAGCATTACAGATCACCCTCCCTCTGTAACAAGTAATACTTTGCACCACGCAGTACACGCAACATCAGTACGATGTCATCCACTTCCAAACCACGCCATACCTCTACGGTATGTTTCAGAATAGTATGCTTGTGTGCGACACCAGCCTCTGTATCCTGCGAAGGAACAGCGTGTACGTGTCCTGAGGCGTCGTAGGTCTGAATCGACGGAACCTGATGAGTGTGCTCCTCTTCCTCTTCAGTGTTCCACTCCGGAATGGTGAACTCCTTCTTCTTACACAAGGGAGAGAGAAGCAAGAACTCTTCCGTCAGAATCAGTTTGGGTTCATTGACCACCTGTACTTCTAGCGGATCTATGGAAGTCACTTTGCCGTACAGCAGGTCAAGCTTTTCGGAATTTGGAATAGCGTCTCGGCCAGCACTAAGCATAAAGGATACGAGTCTTTCACCAGCCACTAAACCACCTCCAACGTCAAGGTCATTTTGTGTTCGCCGCTCGTCAGCTCGTGGCTTGCCTTGCTGACGAACACGTATTGAACCTTCGCAAAGCCTTCAGCTGAAAGCTTGCCAATCGAAAGTCCGACACCACTACCAGCAGTGATTCGGGTATCACCCAAGCACTGTACTTGTAGTGTGCGTGTTTTGCGATTGTACAGTCTCAACATCTGTTCGGCCTTGGCTTGAATCTGTGCTGCGTTTGCATCCTTGTCAACCTTCTCAAAGTATTGCAAACGACCCCACTTGTAAATGTTGCTGCTATCTTGTACGACGTACACATTTCGAACGCCCTCAGTAGTGTCCTCCTGAACAAGCTTGACATAGTTGTACGTATTCTGATCGATAGAGCTTTCGAAATCGAAGCCCGTGAGCAAGCTTGCGTCGCCGATAAGGAGGTTGGTTGTGAGCGTCGCGATATCCACGAGCTCCAAAGTACCTCTGTTGTCTCGAATGATGCAGTACTCGCCCGTAGCGATGAGGTCTTCGTCCAAGGCTCTCTTGATCATAGTGAACAGCGCAGCATTGTCGTGAGTGATAGGTGCAGTCCTGTATCTGCGAGGAGAGACCACTCTATAAGGCAGCTGGTGCTCGCTACAGAGTCTTGCAAAGATCTCCCCAGCGGTCAGGTTAGAGAATACCGCAACATCCTTGTTCTGCAGATAACGCAAGCGATCGTATGCAACGATCGTCATAGTGTCATCCTGGGTACGTTTTCGAGTGAAAACGTACCCATTAAACACGGTTTCGTTATCGACCTGCAGAATGACATTGCTACCTTCGAAGAACATTTCCGTACCGACGTCCAGGATTTCACACGTCAGCTTTCCGGGCTGGTCCAGTAGTGTAGTCTCCCAAGAGGCCTTTGATAACAGCTGTCCAAGGTGAAACTGTCTAGGGGTTTCACTGTCTGCAATGATGAGTTTTGCATCAGGCACTACTCAATCACCTCCACAGAACTTGCGGTAACCCAACCACGCCAACCTCCATCGAGAGTAGTTACGTGGTAAGGGTGTGACCGACCAGAAGCAATGAAGTTAACGAGCCGGATAGCGTTCTTCTCAGTTGCACCCGGACCAGATCCATAGCTGTCACGATGCAAGCGACCGTTTACGCGTACTTTGGATCCGACGGTAACTTTCTTAGGCGTGTTCTTCCTAGGCGCTGTCGGTGCCACAATAGGAACAGGCTTCGCAACTGTTGGAACAGAAAGCTGAACAATGCCCGTACTGAAGTCACGATACTCCTTCAGCGTGAGCTTGTAGTGCATATCTGGATCGCTGCCTTCCCACCAGTACTCGAAGTCCTCTACGGCCATCTTCAAGGATACGTTCAAGCCTGAAACCACAAAGTTGATAGGTTCCCGCTGAGATTGAACTGCTTCGAAGAAGTCTTGGTAGAACTTCGGGGCGTATACGGTTGCGTTTGCTTGGACATAGGATCCGGAGTTCACTACTGGAATGAAGCTCTCGAACGAGATACCTTTCAGTCCGGGAATCTTCAGCAGGTTAACATCTCCAAGGCTCACAATGGATACAGTGCTGTTCTTGCCAGGAGCTTCGACCACCAGCTTCTCAGGGTTGACAGGCAGCTGAACCTTCTGGGCGTTTCGGTATTCGAAGTAGAAGTTAATCGCTGCCATGTCTTACCCCCTTGCCAGAGAGCTTGCATACGCGTCTGCAACCGCGTTCTCAAGCACCTCAATGATCTTGTTCACGTCAGCGGTTTCACGGACATCACCAAAGCTGGCGTTGACCACAGGCCGCATGGTCGTGTACTTGTTGATATAATCGATTTCTGCGATGTCTCGCAGGTACTGCAAATCTTCGTCGGAGATACTTACTTCACTGCCAGTGGCATCAACCTTGCCCGTCTTGAGTGCCGGATAGTCTGCAATGTCCTGGGCAGCAGCTGCACCCGCAGTAAGCTCACCCAGATCAGGCATTCCACCTTTAAACAGATTGCCAAGACCCGCAGCAGCATTGTTGCCCGTAGTCTTTCCCCAATTCCAGGCATCCCCGTAGGCCCAGCGATCAACTTTGCCTCCGGTCAGGCCTTGGATTGTAGGTGCTTCTCTGCTCAGAGTAATCGCCTGATCGTTCTTACCCCAGGACAGCACCTTATCCTGTAGACCCTCAAG